AAAATTTATCTAGTGTTTTTTTTATTTTATCTAATAACATAGGCATTAATCTCATTCCTGAATAACCTATAAAAAAAGCTAAAGCAGGTTCAAAAGAAGTATGTAAATTAAATGTAGCAACTAGTGGAGGAATTAAAAAAGTAATAGATGCAAGTGCTATACATATATTGTAAAACAATTCTATTCTTGCATTTTTTCTATGAATCATCCAATTAATGTGACCACCCTTTGGCTTTCTTCCTTTTACTTTTTGTGTATTGTAATTACACAATCCTCCAATAATACTTGCTATAATACTAAAAATATGGTCTAAAAAATAAGGCATTATTCACCCCAGTTTTGATTGTTCATTACCTCAATTAAGGCTTCCACATCAGCACATTTAACTATTTCTAATTCTAATCTATCTGATTCAGCTACCACATGAGCACGATTTGCTATTACGTTAGATGGTATTTCTACCTCTCTTTCTGTTTTTCTAATTACATACCAATCAGTTTGTGCAAGTATAGAACCTGCTGTGTGATTTACTTGGTTTGTCATTTGGTATTTTAAACCATGTGTTACTAATTGCTCTCCTGTATCTTCGTCCATAATTGCAACACCATCTTCATCTACTGCATCTACATCTTCCATTGCTTTAGGATTATCTAGTTCGCCATTCCAGTAGTATGTGTCATTAGCTCTTACAGGGTCATCTATCCATGTAATACCTAATTCATCTTTATCTTCCTGTGTTGAATTTTGTAACCAATTTCTTGGGTACTGTATGCCATCATGTGTAAAACCCTTGTTTATAGAAAGAGTTTTTCCATCTAATTTATAAGACATTTCTTATTACCTCGCTGTTGAATTTTTAAAAGGGTTTTTGGCAAATGCCATGTATACATATGTGCTTCCACTTGTATTAACTGCTGCTGCTGTTGTTCTAGGTTTAAAACCATTAGATAGTATATCAATATAGTCAGTTGTTGTTTCTGCTGCAGTAGTATCAGCTAACAAAGTATCATTATCTACATTATAGCCTTCTCGTTTATTATCAAATGTATACCAACTACCTGTAGTGTTAGTTCTTTTAATCATAACATAAGCAGGTTTAAATCCTGTGTATACGAATGTACCATTAGCATTACCATTACCTGTGTAGCTACCAATCTTACTATATCCTTCTACTGAAGCAAAACAATAGGCAATATGGTTTTTTGTAGTACCATTATTGTAAAGACCATTAGCTCCGACAGACACTACTGATGCTGTTGGTGTTGTATTTGCCCATGTAGCTACAGATGTTTGAGCGGCTGAAAGGTTTAAATAAAGAGTTTTTGTATTACCTACGGGTTTTGAATAAACAACCCAACTAACTGCTGTATCTAAATCTTTGACCATAACTAATTCTGGGGCTACCCCTAAACCATGCCCAAAAGTAGCACCTGATACCCCATTTCCTACATAAGTAGCAATACTAAACCCTGCTGTTGGGTTAGCTGATACTGTACTTACTATAGTACCGTCAAAATTAGAAGAGCCTTTAGTTACATTAGTATTTGCTTGACCCCCCATGCCAGAGTGAACTGTGCAATAGTAATATAATGTTGGAGCAGAAGCTGCTACTACAATAACTGTTTTGGCTCCAGCAGTTCCAGGAACTCCGGTAACTGTAACACCAGTTGTGTATGCAGATCCTCCACCATGAGTACCATCAGATGTAGTAGAAAATCTAAAAGGGTGTCCTGAGTTAGAACTATCTGACTGGTCAAATGTGTACGTTCCTGTCTCATGTAAATTTAAAGTAACAGCACTTGTACCAAAATCATCAAACCTATATTTATTGCCACTGTCACTAACAACTTTAACAGCATAAGTTGCACCTGCCGTACTTGCTGCCTTCCAGTTCCATGCTACATAAGTATCACTATTTGTATTTAGTTTAGCTAAAACCCCTGTTGTAAATCCATCTGAATCAAAAGCGGTAAGTCCTGTTGATTGTGTTGTTTCAGCACCAGTAGTATTTGATACTAAATCTTTCTGTACTCCTCTAACTGCATCATATAATCCATGATTAGCTGCTCCATTTCTTTCTTTAATCCAAGTCCAATCAGGCTGAAAACCTACCCCAGTTATAGCATTATCTACTGCTCCATCACCTGTATAAAGAACAGGATTAAAATTAGTACTACCATCTTCAATAGTAGAGTCAGGTAAGTTAAATGTGTTAAGCTTTAAGAATCCTGTAGGTTGTGTGTAAGCAAATGCTCTTTGACCGAAGTTATGATTTTGTGTTGCTGTGCCATATTGAGCACTTGCAGGAGTTAGCCTTTCAGTGACTCCTGTAAAAGCTGCATTAGTTGTAGTCCCTGCTTGAACTTCTGATATAGTAGCACTATTCTGCCATGTGCCATTTTTACTAAACCATATAGCACCACTATCATAATCAAGAGCAACTCCTATAACATCTCCTGTAGTATATGTTGTTCCGTAAGCTGAAAAAGTGCTGTTTCTAATTTTAGTTCCATTATAACTATAATAACCATATGTATTATTATTCATTCCCGTAGACACATTAGGAGCCCAATCTTCTTCTGCAACACCTACATGTATGTAAGTACCTTTTACAGTTATTGTTGTTTCCCAGTACCACTTTCCACTATTTACAAATATAGTTGATGCTGAACCATACCAACTTGCAAGAGTTCCGTTAGTAGTAAGGTTACCATTAGAAAAGGTCATTGATGGCGAGTATGCCAAAGGATTTCTTGTAGCAAAGTTAGCCGTATCTTCATCGGTTAGCGTGGGTACATCTGGCATTGAATCATATGTTACACCAGCAGTCAGTGATATATTGTTTACAGTCCAAGTATTACTATTGCCTGATGAGTCTGTACCTAATGCAGCAACACTAGAAGTATCTTCAAAGTCTAGGTAGAAACCATTTGTACCATATGTGCCTGTGTATTTTTTAGGTACCCAAGTGCCGTTATCGTTAGTCTCACCAAAGTCTGTTGGTGCTAATGCTTGTCCATCTATACTATTAAACTCTGTCATATAACCGTCAAAATAAAATAGAGCAGACCTTGCGTACCTGTTTATAAATTGTGCACTTGTTCCATTCCACCCAGTATTAGTATTTAAACCTATATAAGATTCTGTAGCAAAAGAAGTAATTCTTCTGTTGTTTACATAAATTTTAACTCTATCTGCTGCTGTTGAATTAGTAGTATCAACTGCTAATACTATATGATACCAAGCTGATGGGTCACGAAAAACATCATTAGTTATATAGTTACCATTAGAAGTACCGTTCTCATAAAATTGTATTTGGTCACTTGGAGTAAATTTAAATTGAGCTTCATTAACACCGTCACCACCATAGTAAGGATTGTATATCTCGTGTGCTGCGCCTAATTTACCTCTTTTTAGCCAAACACTTTGTGTAAAAGTTTTTAAATTGCCTGCGCTAGATGGAGTTCTATTTAAATAAGCACTAGCAGATGAACGAAAGCGTAAGCTGTTGTCTATGTCATAACCACCTCCGCCACTATTGGAAGCTGCGCCTACGAGTAACATTATGAAACTCCTAGAGTTTGACCTTGCTCGTAGAGATTTGTCCCGTCAGACCTGAAGTTAAAGAAATCAATTGAATTAGCAGCTGTAGTAAGAGTAGGGGCAGTTCCACCAGCAAATTTAAACACTGCGTTAAAAGCTAATGTTCTACTACCTGTACTATCCTGTGTCACTTCAATGCTGTAGAATCCGCCATTCTCTAAATTAGTAGGTGCGTTTAAAGTTCTGTTAGCCGCTAATGTTACTTTAGCTACTTGACCTAGATCGGTATTCCAACTAATGTTAGTCCCGTCAGTAAGTGTCTGTGTTGGAGAAAATCCTGTTCCGCTAACAGCAACGTTTTCTCCGCTTAAGGTTCCATTTCCGTTAATTGATAGTGCCATTATTCATTCTCCCAGTTCTGTTCATTCATTACTATAATTAATTTTTCTACGTCTGCGGCACCTGCAATAGCAGTTTCTAGTCTATCAGATTCAGCAACTACATGAGC